CCAGTTCCAATACCTACTCTGTTGGCTCCACCATCAACAAATAACATATTAGCGTTACCATTACTTTCAACTCTAAAATCTATACCAAGACTAGCATCATTAAATACAGTTTCAGTATTACCTAATGTTAAAGCATTATTTAAAAATCCACTTTTATAATTTACAAATTCTAATGCACCATCTTCAGTATTGTTAGTTACATCTTTTATTATTCCTCTTATTGAAGCATATTGTGTATTAACTCCACCACTATCTTTTCCAGTAAAATCTAGCTGACCAATTAAATCATTATCAGCAGGAGAACCACTTTCTCTACGCATAGATAATATTGGTGCAGAATTTGCATCAGCATCTGTTGACACTAATGATAATGTGTTTGAGTTATCTGCTGTTGTAATTGTAGCATTACCAACAACATCAAGTGTAGTTGATGGAGATGAAGTTTTAATACCAAGTCTTTGTAAGGTTGGCGAATAGTGTAAGCCATTACCAGAACCATCATTTAAACAAATAGTATCAGAACCATCTATATAATGAATATATCCTTTGTATGTTCCTGCTTGTTGAAATGCAAGGTTTGGATTTCCTGTAGCTGTAGCACCTACTATAATACTACCACTAGAAACACCAGATGTTTGATTAACTTTTACAACACCATTAACTTCAAGAGGTACAGTTGGTGATGAGTTTAAAATACCTAATCCAGTAGAAGTTAATCTCATTTTTTCTGCGTTATTAGTTCCAAAAACTAAACCTGCATTATTCTGGTTTGTTATTGTTGCATTTCCACCATCACCAGTTTTTGTAATAGTTAAATTGTCAGTACCAGAACCATCCCCACCATCAGCATCAAGAGAAAGTACAACACTTCTTGAGCCAGCAGTTGCACTATTAGATGCTGTAACTAAAAATCCAGCATTTCTTTCTGCTACACCAGAAGCAGTTGCTACTTTTAATTGTGGTTGTGTGCCAGATTTAACATCTAAAGCACCTGTTGGTGATGTATTTCCAATTCCAACTCGTTCTGAGCTATCAATAGTAATTGCTAACGCATCAGAATTATCGTCAATACCAGTAGACCTAAATGAAGTAATTGTTCCAAGAGAAGTAATTGTTGGTTGAGCTGAATCTATATTAATAGTTACTGCTCCTGTAGTTCCACCACCAGATAAACCTGTTCCAGCTACTACTGAAGAAATATCTCCTGGTAAAGGTGAGCCGTTACTTTTTAATGTTCCAACTAAATTTACAGTATCACCAGACGCACCGATAGTAATCGTTGTACCTGATTGAGGTTCTATTGCATCGACTTCTAATTTACTCATTATATAACTACCAATGTTCCTGTTACTGTTTGTGTTGCTGTTATTGTAATGGGCCCTGCTAATACTCCAGAGTCCATTGTTTGATCTTCTGAAATTGTAGAGCTATGGGTAACTACATAAGGAGTAGCATCCATTACAGGTGAAATAGTTTTCTTTGCAGGTATTGTACAAAATACATCTTTGTCATTTGAACCAAAACTAACTAAACCGTCTGAGTTAGATGAAGATATAACTCCTCCACTTGTACGAACAAGCGTACTTGTAGCACTTAAAGTATTTTCACCAACTTCAAAATTGTTTGAACCTGCTTCGACTATAGTGTAGTAAGTTGTATTACCAACACCAACACCACTAGCAAAACTTTCAAAACCTTGAGATGCCCCTGCTAAGGTAAAGTTTCCCGTACCTGAAGTAGTGCTCGTCTCTTTAACTCTATCGTTAATGACAAGTGCCATGTACCTACCCCTACGTTAATCTTAAGATTGCAGCTGAAGTTGTAAATGCCGGAAATTGAATTGTAAAGGTTCCAGACGTTGCAGTCTTGTCCCCACCAAAATCTAACACGGCCACCGCATCAGTAGTATTTGAACCACCGTTGGTATTTGTGTTATAGATTAAAGCTCCTCTAGCTGTAAGTGTTACCCCTACAAATGAAACAGTAGCGAAACTAGTTATAGCTACTGATGAGGATACTTTAACACCTTGGTTAACAAGTGCTTTACCACCTGCTGTATATCCGTTTGAGGTAACTTCAGTTCCTGTTCCCCCTAAATTAGGTGAGTAATTTGCTGTTGATTTACCTAATGTTGCTGAACTTTTATACATTGCTAATTTATATACGTCAGTACTAGCATCAAAATCGTGACTTCCTTGTAGTAATTCTTTTTTAAAAGTATTACAAATTGCGTTTGTTGTTATTGCCATGATGGCCTCCTTTAAATTTAACTGTTTGGTGATGGTGAAGGCACCTTAACTCGTGGCACACCATCATCGTATTCTGCACGTCTTCTTCTCCCCATTTGTTGAAGAGCAAAATTTTGTATTCCTTCAGTATACTTGCTTTTATATAGATTGTACATATCCATAGGACCTTTTAAAAAAGCATAAGCTTCTGTTAGAACACCATCTAAAAGCATTCCTTGTTGATATTCTGATAAGTAAGTAGTGTTTGAAGAAGTAAAACTAGGAGGAGTTATAATATAATTTAATTGAACTGCATAATCTATATTAGGTGTAGGTGCTACTACTATAGAACTTTCATCCCAGTTAGCATAGTATTTAGGAAGACCTGTTGCACCACTACCATTATATTCAGTAATAAAACTAGTATCTCTTTTTTCCATAAACGATCTATCTCCTGTAGAAATACTTATGGTACTAAAAACCTGTAATGATCTTATAACTAAAAAATCAGTAGGTGTTATTAAAAATCTTTTTCCAGCGCTAAATGAAGATGTAGCGTATTTTCTTGTGTCATCATAGTCTACAGTTCCTGCTACATTTAATTCTATATTTCTAATAAATTGACCAATAATAGTATCTGTTAAAACATTACTATCTACCTCTGTAAAATTTCTTACTTGTGTTAAAAAATCTGAATAACTTATTGCCATTATGTTATACTCACTGTTACTGTTCCTGTAGATGCAATCAATTGTCTTCTTCTATTTTGTAAAGAAGGGTCTTCTGGAATCATACTATGTAAAATTGTAGTTACTCCATCTCTAATTACTTTTATATATTGTGTTTGAAAAGCAAATTGACCAGGGAGCCCTAGATCAGCTGTCGCCATTCCTTGTCCTCCGGAGCTTGCAACCGTACTATCATTAGGTGCTTGTGGGTTAATAGTTGATATATCTTTTGGTGTTTGAAATCTCATTGATCTTGTGTTTTGTAAAGCTATTGCATCAGCAGTAAAATGTCTTCTTCTAATTTGAGGGTGTTTAGGTTCAAATTCAGAATAATGAACTAAAGAACCATTCCATTCTTTCACCATTTCAGTATATGGAAAAGCCATACCTGATCTATCTGATATTGCCTGACTTCTTTTTCCTGTTGCCCATTTACCCATTGTTATACTCCATTAGTGTAAAATGATTGTGGAGTAATAAATGTAGAAGCTCTTTGACCATCCTCATCCAAAGCTCTTTTTAATTGATCTTCATAAATTAATTTATTTTGTTGAACTAATTGTGGGGAATTTTTCATCGCTAAATAATAAGCCAATCCCGCAACCATGCATGGTAAAAATCTAAATACAATATCTGCATCATCAGTGTATGCTCCCGCATCTTCAATTCTTTTAATTACGTAATATTTTAAATAAGTGTAAGTATTTAAATTAGGGGCTTGGTATAAATATATTTTTGGTATTTCTTGTCTATCCACATAATATTGTGAAGGTTGCCCTACTGCAAGTTTATTAGGTAAAGCTGAATACGCTGATCTATCTATTTTTGATAAAGCAACATCTTGAGTATTAACCGTGTTCGCACCTGCACCCGTAGTAGATACAAAAGCTTCTAAAACATCACTTACATTTCCATCAACAGCATATTCTGCTTGACCTGAAACTAATAAATTTTCATGAAGGGAAACTTTCCATAAATGGATACCTCTATTAGCCCACTCTGCAAATAAAAGATTTAAACTTGTTCTAGCGGATCTAAGACTATGTCCACTAGTAGTTGACATACCACATCGTTCATAGGCTTCTTGTATTATCTCTTCTATAGATAAATCAAATGTTGTGGTTCCTGAAGTTGCCATTATTATCCTTTTTACGGTTGTACAATTTCTTTGATTGTATCACTTTTAGCTTAAACTTTGAAGACCTTAGGTTTTTTGCTATTGGATTTTTTTTTCGCATGTTCACTGTCCTTCATAAGCCTACCATTTGGCATGTAATGATATCCTGAGGGTGCTTTTTTCTTTCTAGCTCCTCTAAGTTTACCATCTATCTGTGCTGATATTTGTCCTCTTCCTATAGCCATTATAAATCTACTGCCTTTCCTAAAATTGGTTTATATTTAGTTTTACCATCTTCTTTAAATGCATGCAAGAACTGCTTCCTAGGTTTATCTTCTATATAACTACAATGACACCATCCACTAGAAGGTTCTCCTTTTTTATAGAACTCGAGAATCATTTGATCAAAATTAAGATTTTTATATATCCAATCACAGAGCTCAGCATTATCGACTCCTGGACATTCAAAATCAACGGCTTCCGCATCACAATGCTGGCTATTAACTGAGCTACCTATTGCAACAGATAACTCTGGAGATCTGTAACAACTAGTCACCGTCACAGGACCGAAATGATCTCTAACGGGTTGTAAAATATTATCACAAAGTAATTTTAGTTTTGCTATTTGATCTGAGTTAGGATTATTATCTATACCCTTACGGACAGCTGTGTCCGATTTAATTAACTCTTGAAGATTAAAGTTTCTAGAAATTTTCATTTTAATATTAAGTTTACAATTGATTTCTCACCCATGTAAATCTCTGTTTCTGCTTTTGATTTTATACATTGGTAATCTATACGACTTGTACCTGATCTCATTGCAACACGTTTAGCTTTTAAACAAGTTGACATAGAGTCTTGTATTCTGTGCTCCTTAATTTCTCCTGAGACAATCATTAAAAGGGCTACAACAATCTCTGTCATCAGTGA